CTTTAATAATAATAACATGACAGCAGCACAGAAAGCAGCAAAAGAAAAATTTTCAAAAGCAATTGCATACAGAAGCAAAACAGGCGTAAGTTTAAAAGAAGCTTTTGCCCATGTTTACGGTAAAAAAGTTGGTTTAGTAAAAAAGAAAGCAGCGCCAAAGAAAAAAACAGCTGTTAAAAAAGCAGTAGTTAAAAAAGCGGCACCAAAAAAGAAAGCAGCCCCAAAAAAAGTTACTAGCAGTCATAAAGACACTAAAAGTCACAATGTAAATATTAGGGTAATAAGTGGAGTTGATGCTATAAGAAATAAAACAATGAAAGAAATTGAAGAAACTAAAAAAATTATTTTAGATCAATCTGAATTGTTGGAAAGATTACAAGTTGCTTATAAAAAATCAAAAAGTAAAGTAAATAAAGAAAATCTTATGTATGACATAAAAACTTTAAAATTAAGTTTTATACCACATAACAAAAGGTACTTAAAAGCTTTACAAAGTACACTTAAAAAAAGTATTTAATATTACATAAACGTCTTGGAATAGGTTCTACAAAAAAACAATAAAACAAAAAAAATGGCTAAGAGAAAAAAGAAGGCAGCCCCTCGCCGTCGCCGTTCAGGTAGAAAAATGGGAGCAATGGATAAAAATTTTTTAATGGATGCTGTTGGTTTAGTTGGTGGTGCTTTTGCTGCTAGGATTTTGACAAGTTCTCCAAAAGTTTTGCCAAAAATTGAACCTAAATTGAAAAGCGCTGGTGTTATTGCATTGGGTGTATTTTTGCCTAAATTTGTAAAATCAAGTCTTGGCAAATCAATTGGCAACGGTATGATTGCTGCTGGTGGTCTTGGATTGTTGCAAGCTTCTGGCTTAGTTGGTCAAATTGAAGAAAGCATGGATATGCCAGTTTCGGTAATGGCTGGTGATGATCTTAGCGTTATTGCAGGATATAGCCCAGACAACCTTAGCATTATTGCTGGAATGGATGAAGAATACAATTACTAAAATTTAAAAAAAAATAACATGGCAACACAACACGGCGCCCGCCTAGTTTTTGATAATGCAAAAACTCTTATTCAAAACGCTGGACTTTCTTTACAGTCAGCTGTACTTTCTCAGTCTTATTTAAGAAGCGAAGTTGCAATGTCAACTTCTGTTACTTCTTATCAAATACCTATTTTGGTAAATTCTCAACAGGGAAATAATTTTGTTACGAATAATTTTTTGGCACTTCAAGATGCCTTTGTCGTTTCGAAAATTGGCATATATGTTTCTATTCCTGCTACTTCTACAACTACAGCTTTTCCTTTGTACACATATCCAAATTCTACCGCTTTTAGTACTTCAGGTGCTGCAGCTGCTTTGTATAATTTGTACAATGGTAAACTTTCTGTAACTGTAAATAATAAGCAAATCGTGCCGTCTTGGGATGTTTACAAACATTTGTATGTTCCACAAACTCAACAAGGTGCTGCAAGTACTGCAACGACTATAGATCAAAACGATGCTACCGAATTTGGATACTATCCTGTAGAACCAAATATCGTTTTTGTTGGATCTAAAAACAATGTTATTACAATTGATTTGCCAGCAGCTATAGGAACTTTGCAAGCTTCTACAGCTCCTAGAATTGTGGTAATTTTTGCGGGCTTGCTAGCTCAAAACTGTACACCAGTACGCTAGTTTTAATTTATAAGCATTGCAACGGGGCGACGGCACGTTAAACATAGAAGCCCCTTTTTTTTATTTTAACATAAAAGTCAAACAATGACAAAAGTTCAAAATTTCGAGTTCATCGAAGCTGTTATACCCCAGTCAAGTACTGGTACAAAATTCAATTTTTTTGATCAACCACAGTTGCGCTTCGTATCGTTGTTAAATTTGGTTTGCTATACTACAGATACTTTAACTAACTCAATTTTATCTGGCAACCCACTTTTGTCAACTGCAAACTTAAAAAACACATATTTGGTTTTGTATTATAATGACAAAGAAGCTGTTAATAAAATACCAGTACTATCGTTAAATCCACAGGGAACTACTACGGCATCAAGCTCATGGGTTTATAACATTACCCCATTTGGAGGACAGCAAATTGTATGGTCAAAGTCATATATTCAAAGTCCTGTTGCTTATTCTAGCATATCTGGAAGTAATTTCAGTTGTTGCTTTGGTGTTTATTACGCATAATTGCCCACTTTCTTTTCACCTTTAATATATAACAACATGGCAACCTGGAAACCTGAATTACACACGGCTGACGCTGTTTTAAGTTATTATGATCAGTTTGATAATGCTGGTTATTCTGTTTATGCTGGCCATAAACAGGATGCGCAAAGTTGCCGTTACACTTACACTGGTGAAGATAAAAATATAGGCAGGGAACAGCTACAGGATGCGTTAAGCTCAATACTTTCAAACCCAGATAATACCAATACTTATTGCATTGTTATTTTAGGGCAAAAAGGTAAAAAGATTGAAGCTATCAATTCAATAACTTTTCAACTTAATAAGCATCAAACTTTGCAGCCATATCAGCCGCAACAAATAAGCGGATATCAAAGCAGCGCAATGCTAGGGGAATTAAACTCTTTAAAAAGTCAAATTGCAGCCTTGCAAATGAAACTGGACGAAGAAGATGAGGAAGAAGAAGAGACAGAAGAAGGCGGATTAGCAGGTTTTTTTAAAAACCCACAAATACAAAATATGCTTTTACAAACTTTATCAGGGCTGTTAATGCCTACAACTACAAAAGTGACTAATATGGCTGGTGTAATGGACGGTGCGGCAACAGATCAGGACGCAAAGATTGATGAAGCTATTGAAATTTTAAAGCAATTTGACGCCAATTTGGGGGATGATCTTTTACTATTGGCTGAAATGGCTTTAAATGATAAGCAGCAATTTAATTTTCTTTTAAAAATGTTAAGAAAATAAAATGGGAATTGAAGTTAGTAAACTAATTGGCAAAAATTTGGTAACAAAAAAAATGTTACCTGCTTTTAATTTTCCTGAAAAACCAAACAAGGTATTATATACAATACCAGTAAACGGTAGAACTGGTGAAGTTTACTCTTATGTTGAAAGACCCGATGGTATTTGGTTACAGTTTAAACGAGCTGGCGGAAGCTTTTATTATATTTTATTTGATCCTAATGCTTTTGTTGTTACTTCTGACATTAAAAAAGAAATACAAATACAACAAGCACAAGATGAAAAACAAATAATTGAGGAAAAAGGAAAGTTTGCGTATTATTTTGAAAAATATGGCAAATTTGTTTTTTTTGGTATTATTGGTGCCGTTGTTTTAACCAGTTATTTTAAAAACAAAAAATGAAAAACAAAGCACTATTAACTTATTTACTTATTGGTGGCGCTGCATATTATTTTATTTATGCAAGCAAAAAGAAAAATTATACAATAACAGTGCCTGAACCTACAAAGATTAGTGAACAGGAATTTAAACAAAAAGCACCAGCAAAAACAATTTTTCAAAAAGTTGCGCCTATTGTAAAAAAATTATTGAAAAAGAAAAAAACTGTAGGGAATTTTCCAGACATTTTTTAAAAAATTATTATCATGCCACAACCAGAACATTTAAAACTTTACGAGCAAAGCGAAACTAAAATTAAGTTTCAAAAGCAGTTAAATGACCGTCAAAGGTATGAGCAAGAAAATAGCGTTTCTAAAAGCACTGGTCGCCCGTTTCAAAAGTTTTACATAGAAACAAAAGTTTTTTATACTTCAACTAACATTGAAAGTGATTGTAATGATATTACTTTTATTAATCAGGGTACTACAAATTTTACTATAATGGATGTATTGATTTTACCAAATCAATCATTACGTATTACTGGAAATAACGGTGAAATTGATACAACGCAATACACACTTACTTTTGACACTTTAATAAGTACTGGTAACCTTTGTACAGTCATAAGAAAATTATTTAGATAATGATAACACTAGATCTTTCCATATTAAACCAGAAAGGTACTCCGATGTTTTATTCGGACACCTTAGCGCTTCGTCCAAATTTTGGCATTGCTGGAAGGATCTTTATAGATATTGCCAGCCCTCATGGAATTTATCGTGATACTGGAACAGCATGGGTGCAAATTGCTGTTGGATCAGCTGGAACCGGCACAATAACAGGCGGCGGCACAATTAACACAATTGCAATGTTTACCCCTAGCGGGACCGCTGTAGGGGATAGCAAAATAACACAATCAGGGTCAGACATTAATATTGATGCAAACGTTGTTGTTACAAACGGAAACATAAATTTACCAGCTAACAACACTGTAGGCGGAACAACATATAAGATACAGCAAGTCATGGCAACAAATGACGGCTGGAGTATTTACGGTAATGCTGTTGCAACAGATCGCGGGGAAGTTGTTTTTGAAGTTAGTGACAACGGCGCTAGTTTTAACCCAGCTGGGCAGCGCTATAGATTTCATTATGAAGCTACTAGTTCAGGATCTAACAAAGACGTTTTAATTATTGATTATAATTTGTCATCTTTTACAACTGCTATTGATGTTAACCACGTACACACTGCTTTAGGTGGCGCAACAAATCCATACGGGCAGCAAATTGCAGTTACTAACACATTTAACGCTGGAATAACATGGACAGCTTTATTAGCCTGTTTTAATACTTCATCTTTGATGAATAATAATTGGAACGGGTCCGCTACATTTGGAAATGGTAGTTACACTGGAAGCGCTGTAAATGTACTTTACAATACGTTTAATGCAGCTGGATCAACAATAACTAACACACAGGCAACAGACGGGGTAAGGGCATGGGCAAATGAAATTTTGCAGCTTAGAATTGACGGAATAAATAACGGTACATATACACATTTTGCAAATAGTGTTGTTTATGGTGATTTTGCTAGCAGTACGGCTAGATTAACAATAACTAACAGATATGGTTATTTAGTTAATAATTTGGATGAGTACGCAGCTGGACATACATACGGCGCTAGATGGGCATTTTATAACGCTGGCGTAAATGATAATAACTTTTTTGCTGGAAAGACAATATTAACTGTTAAATACAACAGACAAACAGCTAGTTATACTTTAGTTGATGCTGATAGATCTAAAATGGTAGAAATGAATGTGGCTACAGCTAACAATTTAACTATACCATTAAATTCTAGCGTTCCATTTGCAATTGGTACACAAATTGAAGTTGCACAATATGGCGCTGGTCAAACTACAATATTGGCTACTGGTGGCGTTACAATTAGGTCAGCTAGTGGAAATTTAAAAATATCTGCTCAATACGTTGCTGTATCATTGTTAAAAATTGCTACAAATGAATGGTATTGTTTCGGTAATTTATCAGCTTAACACTTTCTTTTCACCTTTAATTTTAACTAAATGATACCTATAGGAATATTAACAGCAGCTGGTAATTCTAGTTTAGATCCTGCAACTGTTGCGTTTAATGCTAGGGTTATTGCTGCTGGTGGTACTTTGACAAATAATGAATTAACAGCTACTAATACATTAGTATTAAATTTAAAAGCTGCAAATATTTGGAATTCATTATTATGTATTTATCCAATGATTGGTGCTTCCGCTGCATCATGCGCACAAAATTTAAAAAGCGCAAGTTATACAGGTAGTTTTGTAGGTGGTTGGACTTTTTCTAGCACAGGTGCAAAACCTGACGGCACAAGTGGTTATATGCAAACAAATTTTAATTTTTTTACGGAAACAGCTAATTACAATAATCATGTTTCTATGTATTCAAGAACACAAAACAGTACTGTAAGTGGATTTAATTTAGGATGTCAATTAAATTTGGGAGGTTCTGAAATTGGATTGTTTCAATATTATGCTGCAGTTTCACAAAAAGGGGGAACATTATATGAATATCCTACAACTTCTCCTCTTATAAATAACACAAATACTTTAGGTTATCAAATTGTTTCACGTACAAATATTTCTGATGCAAGATTGTATTTTAATAATTCATTATTAGCTACAAATTCTACAACATCAACATTTACTCAACCAAACAAATCAGTTATTTTAGCAGCTATGAGTAGACCAACAGTTGTGCAAGAATTTACACCACATGAAAATTCTTTTACTACTTTTGGAGATGGTTTAAATGGAACACAGGCAAGCAGTTTATATACATTAGTACAAGCATTTCAAACAACATTATCAAGACAAGTTTAAAATAAATAATATGGCACAAATTCAACCAGTACAAATTTGGTATCAAGGCGAACAACGTGAAGCGACAATTTTAAATGTTTATACTAATTTTAGTAATAATAAAGATTCGGCTAATTTACAATATCAATTAATTGAATTAATTGTTACACCAGATTTGCAAAATAGTAATGTTTTAAATATTGGTTATTTAACAATAAGTGGATTTGATTATGAAGCTTGGAATACTTCACCAGATGGAGATTCTTTTATTTACCAATGGGTAGCAACTCAACTTAATTTAGTATTAATTCCTTAATTTTACTATATGCAAAAATTAACTGAAAAACAGGCGTTAGACATTGTAAAAGCAACACTTGACAAAGCTGTAAAAGAAGGCATATTTGGCAGTTTAAACGATGTTTATACAATAGTAGCTGCTTTTGACGTAATAGCAAAAAAAGTAATTGATGAAAGCAATATCAATGAACTTGGACAATAGTGTTTTTGGCACAATTACAACAGTTTTGATATCTGTCATTGGATTAAATGAAATTGATCTAATTAGTAAAATTGTGTTTATGGGTGCTAGTACATTAACCTGTTTGTTCACTTGCGTTTATACTTATAAAAAAATAAAAAACTTAAAAAAATGAAAAGATTTTTTAACAACATTAAAACGACCGTTTTTGGCGCTGTAGCTGGCTTACCTATTTTAGTTGATGGAATAGCCACAAAAGATTTTTCAAAGATTTTTAGCGGCATTGGTGCAATATTAGTTGGCTTATTTGCTAAAGATAATGACAGCCAATTTTAAAAAATACGCCATTATTGGCGCAATTGTAATTTTATTACTTATGTCAACTAAATCAACAGCGGCGGCAATTATTGCAGTATTTGAAGGAAAAAAATTAAAAGCTTATAAGGATCAGGGCGGCGTTTGGACTATTGGCTTTGGATCAACTTTTAATATAGATGAAAACCGTCCTGTTAAGGAAGGTGATACAATTACAGAGGCAACAGCTTTGCGATGGCTTAAAATAATTACAGCTAATTTGCAAGCTGATATTAAAAAGCTAGTGACACTACCAGTGACGCAAAATCAACTTGACAGCTTAACATCATTAGCTTATAACATTGGTCCCAGTGCATTTGCTAAATCAACTTTATTAAAAATGCTTAATGCTGGAAAAACCAAAATCGAAGTTGCAGATCAGTTTTTAAGATGGAATAAAGTAAAAGGGGTAGTTAATCAGGGATTAGTGAATCGAAGGGTAAAAGAAAGGGAATTATTCTTAAAATAGTTGTTTATACTGTCTAGGTTAGATTTGAAGAATACGGGGGTTGTTTTTACAATCCCCTTTTTTATGCACTTTTTTAAAATAAATATTGGCTTTTTTGATTTTTGTATTGATAATGTTATTAATATTACGGTAAC